TCTGCAAATCTTTTTTCAGCAGATTTACCATAATCAAAACAATATTTAATTTTGTCTTTAAGCATATATCTTTCTTCCAGCGATAGTTAAAAGATTGTCTATAGCTAACTCTAAATCTCTTTCATAGTACATAGGCTTGTTGCCACCTAGAAAACGATAGTTAATGGCTTGCTTTTGTTGCTTTGGTAAGTCGTCTATAATAGAGTCAACAATCTTAACATTGTCTATATCAGATTCAGATACCATATCCTCAAACACTTCAGAAGTAGACTCTCCACCCGTAGAAAAATAAGATGTCTTGTTAGGGTAACCTAACCTATGGCTATCTTGCTTCATCCACCTTGCCCAATCTTCTAGTATGTTCATGAGCCGAACTATCCTCATTTCTTGCTTAATCCACCCAGTATTGTTCCCCAGTTACTTGCTTTTCTTTTCTGTTGTGGTGTCATAGGTTTTGGCATTACAAAGCCGTATTCTTCTTGTATTCTATCTAATGTTCCTGCATAAACACCTGCATAAGCCGAAATTCTACTTCTACTAGCATCAGGATTTTTTTCTATAAACTCTTTTGCCCTTGTGCCAAACTCATCATATTTTTCTTTTGTGTATCTACTCATGATATATCTACCTCTCTACAAACCCATTTGTTATTCTTCTTATGCCACCCTTGAACAAGTAGCACCCAATTTGCTTCTCTTAAATAGTGAATAGCATCACTATCCTCCATCTTTTTTACCCTTGCACTAATGTTACTGTAGCTAGTAACTTGGATTCCTACTGTGTTGCCTTTAATATCTATTGCTAGTAAATCTATTATGCCAAACAAGTCTTGTCGTATCTTGGCAAATGCGTTCCATCTCTCTACGATAGCGACTAAAGGGTAATCACCACTATCCCGTAGCTTCTTCAGAGTCCTTTGCGTTGGGCTTATCGCCATCTTTTTTATCCTCCTCTCTGACAACATTGCCTTTAAATATTCTGTTCCAATTTTCTTCTAATTCTTCATCAGTAATATCTTGCTTTCTTTTTCCACTGCCTTTACCCATCACAATCTCTCCTTACTTTACATACTTTATGTTTATCATAATATCTTACGCTGTTGTTTTTCATGTCTATGTTTTTAATTTGTGTATCTTTTGGTAGGTGTATATATTCTTTGTTTAAACACTTGTATTCCATTTCAACTTTGTTTGGGTCTGGATAGTGCAAGTCTACATATAAAACGGCTTCTTGACAGCTATTAAATGAGCCAACATATTGCCAATCTGTTAAAGGTTCTGGTGCTAAATTGATTACCATTACAAATGCAAACTCAATCATGATTTACTCCTTAAAGTTTCCTTTAGTTATAATCCTTCCTGTTAGTTCATGTGCAATATTAAAATCTTTTTTATTGTAAGTCATTGTAAATTTATACCCATCATATATAAACTGATGTTCTTTCCATTCATCTTTATTCTTTTTTAGTGCTTCTTTTCCCTTCGCCATCTTCCTCACTCCAATATACATTAACTATCGTTTCACACTTTGGGCAACTATACTGACTCCATATTAAATATTTACTATCCATGTCATCATCATTGTCCCAATCATTTCCCCATATCATTTCTACATCTTTACATTTAGGACAACTGATATTCATTTCTTCTCCTTACAAAAACCTGATGAATTAAACTCTCCCATTTCTGTGTTTAAACAACACCACCATTTCCCATTAGAATATATTTTTGCTTTCTTTTTACATGAATGGCAAACAGGATTACTTGGTATTTTTATCGTTTTTGCAGATTCCATGATTTTCCTTTATGTCATACCAATTAAACGAACAATACCATTTCTTATCACTATCCATAAACATAGCATCACGACCACACTTATGGCAAACAAACTTATCTCCATATAAATATACTTCTTGTTTATTAATCTTCGTCATGCAATTCGTCATCAATCCATTCATCTTGCTTGGCTTTAACTTCCAAAACCTTTAGCTCTGTTTGATGGACTTTAATCATTTGTTCAAGATACCATATTGCTTTCTTACAGTCATCTATCTTGTCAGTTAATTTTTCTGACTTCAATCCCTCTCTACTAATATACTTTAGTGCATTGCCTTTGATGTAGCCATAAAACTCATCTTTGCTCATCTTGGCTTGCATATATTCTATTGTTTCTATACCCCCTTTCTTGTAATGGTCAGGGTTTATCGTATCACTCATTTTTACTCCTTATAATCATTAGGTAAAACTCATACATTGTTCACTCTGTTTAAACTTACTTTGCAATTAAAATAAAGCCTTGATTAACCAACAAGGAACTTAATTATGTGGACAAAACCATCAGCTACTGAAATGAGATTTGGCTTTGAAGTTACAATGTATGTAATGAACAAGTAAAAAAAAGGGGGCGGTTAGCCCCCAATCCCCCTAGTTAAAACGGCACATCTTCTGACACTTGGTCAAAACCTTCTTTAGCTTGTGGAGCAGTTGTATTACTACCTCCTTCATCCGTAAAAAATACCCTTGTGTTACCTAATATAGCACCTCTAGTCCCAGCTTCTCTTTCTTCTGCTGTTACTGATTGAGTTACCATACCATTGTTGTCATATTGGTCTTTCTCATCTAAATTAACAAATGCTGTTAAGTTAAGATAAGTGCCTTTCTTACCATCAATAAGTTTAGACTTATCAATTTTTGTTACATCAATACTTGCTGAAATTCCTACTGTTGCCATTAGTTGTTCTCCTTAATAAATTTAACTGAATCCATGACCTCTATTGCAAACTCATGAATATCTCTTTCTAGACGACCTATTAAATCATCATCTCTTTCTACTCTTTTGATAAAGAGTTTATAGTCACCAAAATCAGGGTGATAGCAAACAAAATCACACCACTTCCTACCTGTGCAAGCCATCTGCCATTGCATTTGATGAATATATCTTTTTGGGATTACTGCGTTTTGCAATATTTCCGTATGCGTTGTTGGTTGGGGACATTTGATTTCTATGAGTCCCTCATCTGATACCATACCATCAGGACTAGCCCCTGACATCATAACTGTTGGGTGGTCTACAAAGCCCTCCTCTTTAACATCTACATCTTTAAGAAGTCCTAGCTTTGCTATGTAAGCGTTTCTAGCTTCATCTTCATACTCAACCCCATGTCTCATAGCCTCATTCATAAATATCTTTACAGGCTTTCCTGTCAGTTGCTCGGTAATGAGTTGCGTTCTGTATTTTCGTTTATACATACTCTCGCCATTCTTAACCTTAACAATGACATTATCTACATTACTAGCAGTGACCTTACCTACCCTAGCTTGAAACCACTCATCTGTGCGTTGCTCCATGTTTAAACAGCCTTTTTAATTGTTTCTATAAATGGCATACATAACTTTCTGTCTGCCTCGTTTAAACCATTAAAGTATTGTCTAGCCGTAGCTACACCTTGCTCTTTGTATATGTTCTCTATGCGTTCTAAAACATCTCCTTCTGGCAAATCTTCTCCTTGATAGATATACAAACCAATGCCATGTAATGATATAGCTTTTGCTAAACATCTTTGCATAGCTGTGTTGAGTTGCATAGCATTAGGATTCTTAATGGCTTGATTCTTAAAGTCTATAACAGGTAGTTGAGATGTCATCTCTTTACCAAATGCTCTGACTATGCAGAACACCATTATACTGCCATCAGGTAATTTATATGGCTCTCTGTATTCCCATGTTGCTAACTCATCATGTTGCAATAAAGTATCTACTGCCCAAGCCCATGATAGATAAGTAAACTTACCTTTCTTCTCTGTATATTTGCTAACATCTATCTTTCTTAACTCTGCGTATTTACTCATGACTTACCCCCAAATATTTCATTTATGATTTGTTGTTTGTAGGCAAGTTGAGACATCTGTTCCATCTCTTGATAGTCTTTAGCCATCTCTTGTTGTAATTGGTCTTGTGATTCTGCTTGCTGAACTGCAAGTGATAATTCTGTTGATTGACTCATTGTGTTTCTCCTTTCTTGTTAAAAGTTATTATTACAATACACTGTTAATTTTGTTTGTCAAACTGTTTATTTAATTTATCAAAACCTTTTGATTTATAAACCTTTCCATCTTTACTTGTTGCTCTATATTCTGCACTTTTAAAAGTGCGTTTAAACTTCTTAATAAACTCATTAGCAGTTAGCATGGTCTCTCCGAAAATCTCTGTTTAAACTTATTAAACCAAAAAGAAAATGTCCCCTCAAACGGATGGTTTCTTTGTTTCTGAACCATCAAGTATGAAGTGCAAGGATTATCTCCTTCCTCTAACTCGCCTAACATCTTTGCCTGTTCTATATCTTTTCTTCTATGCAAACAGATAATATTGTCTGTTAGGTTTCTAATGTGGCTACTACCTAAAATGTGTGAAGCGTCAGGTATCACTGTTTCATCTGCTAATTTTTTAGTATGAGCAACCAAGAACACATGAATGTTAAGGTCTCTTGCAAGGCAACTAATTTTGTTGATAAACTTTTTTTGACTTGCGTAATCATCTTCTGCAATGCTATCTACTTTCATCAAACTGTCTATAACAAAGACATCACAATCATGCACATTTTTTCCAAAGTGTAGACTTGCTACCAAATCATCTTCAGATGTTGTTCCTTGAGCATTAAATAACCACAACTTATTTTTGTATTTTTCACAAAACTCCTCAATATGTTGGTCATTCGCTTCTCTGATTCCTGTTTGTTGAATCATTTTTGCTATCTGTATAACAGGTCTCATCTCCATACTTGCTACTAAAACATTTGTATAGGTCATTAAGTTAAGTAATACCTGTGATAAGAAAGTAGTTTTTCCTGACCCTGAACTGCCTGTCAAGATTGTTACCTCTCCTCGCCTTACAAGAAAATTACTATCCTCATCAGTTTTTTGAAAGCCTAAAGAAAACCCAGAGTTTTTCTCATTACGATAATAATTTTTTACATCATCTACTAAATTATCTGTCGTTTTTACTTTAAAGTCTGTTTCTTCTTCATAAAACCCACCCTCTTGCAAAGTTTTTCTGTTGATAGTCAACTGCTCTACAATGCTACCGACATCAGTTTTCATAAAGCACCTCTGATTTGTGTTGGTGATTTAGGATTATCATTCCACCTTTCTTGATTAATGATAACTTCAGGGCTAGGATTAAAACCCTCTAACCACTCTCTCGTTTTTTTCATAGTAGAAGTCCAAGAAATAATTTTTTTAGAAATGTCATCTAGTTTTTTTGATTTCCATTTTTCTAAACAACCTTTCTTGTTTACTTTTCTTTTGTCAGGTAACGACTCCCACCATTTTTCAAAATGTTCAGCAGTGCCTTTTACAACTTCAGATTTTAAAACTGATAACATTGATTCTTTTTTTAGGTCTCGCTCTGTTACTTCATAGAACCAATTTTTTGCGTTTAAACTGTCGTATATTTTTTTTAACTTTTCCTCATCTTGTCTTAAGCGAAAAGCACACGATTTCATGTCAGGTAATACACCATTAAACTGCGAAGCCAAATCCCACGCTTCTCTTAAAAACAATCTCTCCGTTTCTGATAACTCCATGTAAGTTACATCATTTAAAATATCGCCACCATACATTTTATACCAACTCATTTTATTTTTATGTTTGTAATGTTGGAACTTGTCCCAATTTTTTATTTTAAACATTATTTTTCCTTTTTATGTTTAAACAGTTTTTGTTAAATACTCCTGAATTTCGTATTGTCTTAATTTTGGAATCTGCTTATTGATAAACCATTTTGAAACTGCTTGTCTACTGATTTGTAATTTGTCTGCAATGTCAGATTGATTTCTAAAATTTTCTAGCAGATATTCAAATGTAATTTTTTCCATTTCTTAACTCCTTGTTAATTGATTGAGATGTCATCTTATGATGAACAAAAAAGATTGTCAAGTAAAGTCTGAAAAATAAACATCATCATCACCCATATATATATTCTTTTCTAATCTTATCTAATCTGTTATATACATTGTCTAGAGGTTGTCTAGAGCCTCTCTAGAGTAAGTCTGTTTAAACTTATAAATCAATAACTTAAAAATAACAAATAAAAAGGTTGACATTTATTTATGTATTATGTCATTATGTCTTTACATTAATAAAAGGAGACGAAAAATGAACTGTCCTAAATGCAACAAAATAGTAATTAAAGAAACTGACAACACAATTAATTATCCATATGTTTGTTTGGATTGTGATGAAAACTTTTACGATATTGAATTAATAAAAGGAGAGCAAAAATGAGAGATTATGAATATGAAGTGATTGGTTACTTACTAGCAAAAGTAAACCAAGAAACAGGTGAGGAAGTATTGAACAGACATGGAGATGTAAAGTTGTTTAAACACCTAGACAATACGATTGATGTTCTAGGATTTTCAGAAGAATCAGTAGAGGAGATACCACAATGAATAGCGAAGAAATATGGACAGAAAAAGTAGCAAAGTATTTAGTAGGCAAAAAGATTGTAGCGGTTAAATATCTACCATTAGATGAAACGACTGAATGGGGTTGGTATAAAAGACCTTGTGAAATTCATTTAGATGATGGCACTATTATTACACCAAGTGCAGATGATGAGGGCAATGATGGTGGCTCTCTTATGACTAACAATAGAAACTTACAGTGCATACCAACATTATAGGAGAATGAGAATGAATATTAACCAAGAAAAGTTATTTAACATAGTCGGTAAAAAACTTAACAAAAATTTTACCAAGAAAAAATTAATACAGAAACATCTAGAATCACTTTGGTATAACTCAAGACCACAGTTATTTTATGATATTAACCGAGAAGAATATAACTCAATAGTAAAGGAGAATTAAGATGAAAATAATAGCGTGGAAAATAGTTGGATATGATGAAGATAACAACGAGGTTGAAATAGATATACATAAAAGCCATGTAGCAAATGTTGTTGATGATTATATAACTGAAGAATATGAGGAGTATGAAGATGAGTAATTATGACTACGATATAGATGTCAATATACCAACAACAGTAAGGTTGGATAATGGTAATGTTTTAGATTTAAAATTAACTAGCAAAATTTTAAATGACTCAACGCTAGATAAAATTTTTCAAGACATTGATGATTTTTTAGAAAATGAATTTCAAGGGGGGATTCAGTGATGATTAATTTTTTAATGGAAGATAAAGAAGTAGAAATTTTTTTAAGATTTAAGGCATGGAAAATGAACCTGATTGATAAGTGGGAAGTTTATCCATTTTGTTATGAGTATATAAAAAATAATTTAATATCAAAATCATTTGTTGTTGACACTGCAAAAGAAATATGCGATATTAAATCTGAAGTCGTTGACATGAGATTAGACGACATATCTAAAATGTAAAAAGGAGTGTTTAAACATGGAAAGACGAGACGAAGATTGGATTAACCCTGATGAACCAAAGATGGGTTACAACGGAAAATTTTTTGAATTAGATGATGATGATGAAATAGAAATTGAAGTGGAGTTAGAAGATGATGAATAATAATGATGAAGTTTTAGAAAGTTTATTTGATGAAGCTTATCAAGAAATTTTAGATGATGAACAGGAACATAGAGACGACCCTGATTACAGGGTCTTGTCTTTAGAGCAGAAAAACGATAAAGCTTATCAGATAACCATGATGAAATTCTTAAAAACGGGAATGGTATAGTGTCAACTACCTTATTTAAATCGCACTACGGGCTTTATATGAAGCCGTTTTTTAGCGTTTAAACAGAATATTACTAATATGAGGCTTTATAATTAATTGTAATTAATAGTTGACATTATTATTCAGCTATGTAACAATGTCTACATGGTGCTAATTCGCACTTAACAAAAGGAAATAGCAAACTTA